AAGAGGAGAAAATCTCAAGGTAAAATGGGCGGTGGCATGATGATGAAACCCATTATGGCTAATAAAGGTAAAAATATTACAGGAAAGACTTCAGCAGCAGTGAAAGAATTTTACGATACGGTTCCACCAAATAAAGATCCTCGTATGACTGGTCCAAAATACAGAAAATATTTAAAAGGTTTGAAGGAAGCTACAACTAAACCTAATACATCTAAATTTATTCAAAGAAGAATGACTCTAGGAGGAGGTAGATTAGCTATACCTTTAATGGTTGGAGTTGGACTTTTAAAGTTAGGAAAAAAATTAAAAGATAAAATTAAACCTAAGAAAAAAATGGGTGGCGGTATGATGATGAAACCTATGATGAGAATGGGTGGTGGTATGATGAACATGCCTGGTTATAAAAAAGGTAAATCCGTCATGGCAAAAGGTTGTAAGTTAGGAAGAAAAAAACCTACAAAGATGTACACATAGGAGGGTGAATGTCCCTCAAAGGAATCTTACAGGGCTTAGGTAAACTCATCGGTAAAAAAGCTAAGGAGTCAACGGCTACCGGACAATCACAGAAGTTACTTACCTACACACCTGAAGCAAAAAAACAATCCGCTGTACAATTAGCAAGAGCAGAAGTCAAACCTCCAGCACCAATAAATCCAAGAGCACAGACCGGCGATTTGCAAATGGGTGAAAGAGGTCAACCCCTTTTTGGATCTTCAACATATGATTGGGTTATGCGTAAAGGCGGAGGTCGTTATTCAGCAGACGAATGGTTAGATCATTTAACATCTTCAAGGAAAGTCAATCAAAGAATATTTGGAAAACAAGTATCTAGAATGGAAAGAGGACCCAAACAATTTACATATGACCGTGGTCGATATGCAGGTAAACAAGCAACCATAAACAAAGAAGAACTTTTTGATTCAAACGTAGCGGTGTTCGATGAAGGTGGTAAATTAGCTGGTGGTCTATTAGCTGCTGCAAAAAAATATAATTTAAAATTATCTGCTCAAGACGTAGGTAATTTTTTAAAAGGTAATCCTGCATTACGTATTAGAACTGTGAACTACGGAAACATAGTACAAGATTTTAATTACAAAGCACCAATAGAAACTTCATTAGGGATTGTTCAAACAGTTAAAAGACAATTTCCTGCGATGGGAGAAAGATTTGACACATTAACCATGAATCTAAATACCATGGAAAGAGGACTTATGAATGGTATGATAAATGATGTCAAACAAGGTCATAGACTTTTTTCTGCAGAGTTAAAAGGTATAATGCAAGCGAATTTGGGAACAGAGGCACGAAGACAATTGAATGCCATGAAAGGTGCTGTTGATGAAGTTTATGCTAAAGCTACAGGTGCTAGATCTAATGTAAAACCAACACAATATGGTAACGAAGGTAATTATACTTTTCCTGGTGGTACAAATTACAGAGAAACTGTATTCCATTTAGACGAACCTATTATTTCTAACACAAATCCAAGAGCTACAATGGGTCATTTTGGAGAAGTAAAAAATAATTTATTTCATGTGAGATATGATGTTAGAAGCACACCCAACGGTAAGAAGGCTTTTGTGATTCACGAAATACAATCTGACGCGAACCAAAGTATTGCAAAAAGATTAACTGCTAAAGAAGCGTTTGGACCTGATGCAAGGTATAATCCTTTCCAAAAACAAATCGAAAACAGATTACTTCTTGATCAAAGAAGTAAAATAGTAAGTAAAAATTTGGATCAAATTACCAGTTCAGATGTCACTGAATTAAATTACATTAATAAACAATTAGCTAGACTTGGTAAAGGCTCTCGAAGAAATACTGATTATTATCCAATGTTAGATTCAGATGCTTACGGAGATTATGCATTAAAATTCTTACTCAATAAGGCAGCCAAAGAAAAAATTGATTATGTTGCAGTAATGCCTTTCAATAAACTTCATTTCAGACAAGGATATAAACAAGGTAATGAAAGATTTTATGGATATGCTGATGGTAAAGGTTTAAACAAAAAGGGCAAATCTGTGATGGCTGATTTAATGAAAAAGACGGCAAACTTTCAAGACTCGAAAGCTGGAACAATAAAAATATCACTGTCTGATCCAAAGAAACCTTACAAAATGACAGGTAGAGATAATTTCAAATATCCTGATAAAGGACACCCGCTAAGCGGGAAAACGATCAGTAGTCCCTATCACAGTAGTGCTAGTACGGTGCAGGAATCAGGAGCTAGATATGTCGGCCCTTATGATCCAGATTTATATTTTAACGCCTTTGGAATTGAAGTAAGACCTGGGATGGCTTATACTCAAAAGCTATACAAGAGTGAAGGTGGTTTAGTAGTAGATATATTTAAACCCTTATGTTAACGTAAATTATGGCTATAGAAAAAGATAACCCTACAGGAATAGAAGAAGATATCAAGGTTGAAGAAATCAAAGAGCAACCTGAAGGTTTACCACCTGAAGTTATGGTTGAGGGTGAAGAAGTACAAGAAGAGCAGGTTACACCTGAACAAGAGTTTGCTTCTAATTTGGCAGATAACATGGATGAAAGAATTCTTGCACAAATTGGTAGTGATTTAACAGCAGAATACAAGAAAGATAAAACATCAAGGAAAGATTGGGAGGATGCATACATACAAGGATTAGATCTTCTTGGTACGAAATACAAAGAACAAACAAAGCCTTTCAGAGGAGCTTCTGGTGTCACTCACCCTTTACTTGCGGAATCGATAACACAATTCCAAGCATCAGCTTACAAAGAATTATTACCGAGTGATGGACCAGTAAGAACACAAGTGATGGGCTTACAATCACCACAGACAGATGCGCAAGCTACAAGAGTAAAAGATTATTTAAATTATCTTCTTATGGAGAAGATGGAAGAATACACAACTGATATGGATCAAATGTTATTTTATCTACCACTATCAGGATCTACATTTAAAAAAGTATATTACGATGAAATGATGGGAAGACCTGTTGCTAAGTTTATCCCTGCAGAAGATTTAGTTGTTCCATATTATGCATCAGACTTAAAAGATGCTGGTAGAATTACACACGTCATTAAGATGAGTGAAAATGATATAAGAAAAAAAATGGCAGCAGGATTTTATAGAGATATAGAGTTACCAAAACCAAATCAAAAAAAAGATGATGTTCATCAAAAAATAAATCAGATTGAAGGCGTAACTGATCAATTTTCAGATTACATTTATAATATATTAGAAATGCATGTGGATTTAGATCTAGATGAGTATGGTAAGTTTGATAAAAAAACTGAAAAAGGTATTAAGATTCCATATATTGTAACAATTGATGAAGGCAGTGGAGAAGTTTTATCTATTTACAGAAACTACAGAATCGGTGATGGAAGTTATTCACGAGTAGAATACTTTGTACACTACAAATTTTTACCAGGATTAGGTTTTTATGGTTTTGGTTTGATTCACATGATTGGTGGTTTATCACGTGCAGCAACAATTGCATTAAGACAATTGATAGATGCGGGCACATTAAAAAATTTACCCGCAGGATTTAAGGCAAGAGGTATCAGAGTAAGAGACGATGACCAACCAATTCAACCAGGAGAGTTCAGAGATGTCGATGCACCTGGTGGAAATATTAGAGATCAATTTTTTCAACTGCCTTTTTCCGAGCCAAGTCCAACTTTATATCAACTTTTAGGTTTTGTTGTATCTGCTGGAACTAGATTTGCACAAATAACAGATATGAGTGTAGGTAATGACACGCAAAATAGGGCTGTAGGAACGACAATGGCGCTCTTAGAGCGTGGTTCAAGAGTAATGTCGGGTGTTCATAAGCGTTGTTACTACGCAATGAGGCAAGAATTTAAAATTTTATCAAGATTATGTGGAGAATATCTACCACCAGAGTATCCTTACGACGTTTATGGTGCTCAAAGAACAATAAAACAACTAGATTTTGACAATAGAGTCGATATTTTACCTGTTGCAGACCCAAATATCATGTCTATGAGCCAAAGAGTGACTCTTGCACAGACACAATTGCAAGTCGCAATGTCAAATCCACAACTTCACAACATACACGAAGCATATAGACGAGTTTACGAGGCACTTGGAACAAAACAAATCGATACTTTGATGAAACCAGCACCAAAACCTCCTGAACCACTCGATCCAGGCAAAGAAAATGCGCGTGCTTTACAAATGAAATTGCTTACAGCTTTTGAATTTCAAGATCACGACGCACATATTGCAGCACACACAGCATTTATGCAGTCGAGAATGGTACAAATTAATCCAATGGTTTATGCTTTGCTCCAATCACACGTTTCTGATCACATTTCTTTCAAAGCACAACAAGAAGTAAGAGAACAACTTGCACAAGATCAAAATATGATGGCATTGAGACAACAAAATCCAGAACAATATCAATTAGCATTTGATAATGCAGTTGCAACCGCAGTAGCAGAGATTACTGAAGAGTTAGTAATGGGTGAAATGAAGGCAAACGCTGCTAAACAAGACCCATTAGTAAGAATTAAACAACAAGAAGTAGATTTAAGAGCTATGGACCTACAAAGAAAGGCACAAGAGACTCAATTCAAGCAA